TCCATCATTGGCCAAAGTAAATACTTCTCTTGAAAGATTTGAAGCACTTATGATATTGCTTCCGTTTATTTGTCTCATATTCATTAAGACACTTTGTGGTTCGACGACACCTAATCCGAGACTTCCATCATTAGCTAAAGTAAATACTTCTCTTGAAAGATTTGAAGCACTTATGATATTGCTATTGCTTTTTTGTTCTATTAATAAAGATATTTTGTCTCCATATCCTTCAATATGTAAATTACAATGTACGTATAAATCAGTATATAAATTTAAATTAAAATTATCCATATTTAAATTAGAAGATTTGCTTAAAACAAATATGTCATTAAAAACATTAGAACTAATGTAATCTTTAATATATAATAAATTATAATTATCATATTTTTCACTTGAACTCACATTAATTTCTACTCCATTACTTCCTGAATAATTTAAATATATATTTGAAGCATTTATTACATAATTCTTATAATAATTATTATTAAGAATTTCAATTAAATTATTTCCATGAACATCGTAAATATTACCTGCTATTCTTAAATCTGTTCCAATATCTAAAGCACCAAACGTAAAAATATCTCCTCCTGTATATAAATTTCTTTGTTTATCTATTCTAAGTGCTGTAAAATCATTTTCTAAAACATCATTATATTTTATTTCAAAAATTCCATCATAACTATATATATCGTGTGTATTACGAATTGATAATACATCATTATCAATATTATTTATCAATGATATGTGTGGATAATATTTAGTTTTGTTATAATTTTTAATTCCTATATTAAATTTTTTATTATCAATATTACTATATTCATTAATATAATCTTCTATTATTAAAGTATTATTGCATGTATATCCTAAAATATTAAAACTATCTAAAAATACATTTGAATTAAGTAATATTAATTGTTTGTTATCATCATCTATAATTTCATTTATAGAATAATTAGATGTTTTAATAAATATGTTATTATCTATTATATTGGAAGATACTCTAAATATAAGTGTATCATTGAGAAGTTTTTCAATATATGTATTTGAAGAATTAATATTTAAATAATTACTATGTATTGAATAATATTTTTCATCATAATTAATATTTGAATTATATCTAATTATATTATTTGTGAATGTGTTTAAATATAAATTAGGATATTCTAAGCTATCATCGTCTATAAATATTTTACTTCTATGTATATCAGTATATATAATATTAGTAACATGCTTACTATTATCAAAAGGTAGCAATGTAGTAATAATATTATTGCTCACATTAATATTATTGCTATTATCTATAGTACTATTTGTTATTGCATCATTTGAAATATCAACATAATAATTTATATTTGATGATTTTTTATAGTTATTATTATATTGATATTTTATTATCATATTGCTATTATTTAATAAATAATTGATATCATGATATATTTTTTCTTCTATATAATGATGTTCAGATATTAAATCATCATTAATACTATCAAAAAGTTTGCTTGGTAATATTTCAATAATATTATTTGTAATAGTATTATTATATTTACTAATTTCAGGTAGATATTCAGTAATTATATTATAATTATTATAATTATTGTATGCTATAATTAAATTACTATAATTATTTGCGTAATTAATATCTTTATGAATAGTTGTATAAAATAGTTTAGATGATAATATATAATTTTTTTTTATTATAAAGTCTTGATTTAAATTTTCATTACTATTTATTTTATTATTATCAGTATCTGTTTCGGGAAATATATATATATTTTGTGTTATTGAATTATCATATGTTTTAATAGTATTATTCCAATTTGAAGAATTTAATAATGATATATTTATATATTCAATATTTGCTAAACTACTATAAATATGATCATTAGTATATCTATTTGTTATAGATGTAGAAATATTATTATATTCACTATTAATAACAAATGTAGCACTATTTGTACTATTTAAATTAGTAATATTACTAAAATCTTCATTAAATCCAAAACGAACACCTTTTCTTAATTCGTTATTTTTAAAAGCATCAATAGTAAATATATTTTTAATATCAGGTTCATAATCATTATAATTTTTAGCTGCAACACCTATACTAAATTTATTATTGTTATTATAGTCGCCGCCAGAAATATTATAATATATATCTTTTCCACCTTCCGTATTTACTAAATTAATACAAGCAGGATAAGATTTATTAGTTATCTGCATACCATATTTAGAATTTCCATCAATATGTAATAAGATATTAGAATTTATATTATCACCTATCCCGATATGTGCTATACTATTTACAATATCGCCCGAAACATTATTTGTATTAATAAATTTAAGAAAATTTTTATAACTTCCATTATTTAATATATTAAAATCTAATATTGTGCTAAGATTATTCTTATTGTAGTTTGTGCTAATTTCAATAGAACTTTTTATATTATTATACATATCATTATTGTCGTAATAATAATAAAGATTACTATTATAAATAGCAAGTTCTATTGAAGAATAACTAATATCGTTTTTTGAATAAGTAATAAATTTAGATACAGGTTTTATATCATTACCATTATTAATATTTTTTACAATTAAAGGTATTTCATTATCAATAATTGGGTCTATTATAATATTATCTTTTGGTCTAAAAATATCAAATGATGTTATTATTTTATCATCAGGAAGATTAATATATGCATTATTTAAAATATTACAAGAAATATTATCTAAGTATTTCTCAACCTTTTGTAGTTGTGATGATACGCCTCTCATATTAAAATTAAAATTACATCCATTAATATCTAATATATTGATATTACCATGAACAGATAAATCACCGTAAATAGTCATAGCTGATGTATCATTATATGTTATATTTGGATTATTAACATCTATATGATACATAGAATTACTTGTGTTATAATAAAATGACATACCATATGTTGTTGGTTCTATAGTTTTATTAGTATAACCAATTTGCAAAGGTCCTACACGTTTTTTATCTCTTGAATCTTTATCATTATATTTATGATTTTTATATATAAACCATCTTTCTTTATTTCTATCTGAATTTATATCTCTATCATATTCGCATATATCAATACCACTATAATCTGCGTTGTTATATTTACCACCGCCCATAGTTCCTCGATAAATACGAATGGTAGAGTAATTATAATCTGTTACATTAATATTGCGTATTTGTAAAGGTACTACATTTTCTTCATTTTTCCAACCAATAGATATATATTTATTTGTATAAAAACTTGAATTATTGCTTGCACGTTTTAGTGTTTCTATTAAAATATTATTTTGAAAATAGTTATCAGTATTAATACCTTTTTTAACATTTAATCCTTTCATATCTATTGCTAATTCTCCGCTTTCTGAGTAATTTATACAATATTTATCACATAATTTATCAAAAATATTAAAATAATTTTTTTCTTTATTATAAATAAATGTTTTAGTCTTTTTATAATTATTATCAGCATATATAAAATATTCTACAGATGATATATTACCATTTATATCAAGAGCAAAATTAGAGTTTGGATTTATTTTATTAATTCCTACACTATTCTTTAATAAGGATAATGTAGGATATATATTTTTAATATTAGATGATAAATAATTGTTTGGTAAAGATTTAATATCTGTTTCAGGGTAAAAATAAATATTATTTTTTTTTCCATTAATATAATTTGTATTAACAATTAAACTATTGTCATTATAATCTAAACGCGATAATCTACCTATATTTGCTATATAATTTTTATTATTTGCTGTATTTTTAAGAGTTATATCAAATATATTACTTGTACTATTGTCATCTTTAACAATATTTAAAACAGCGTCGAAAGTATCATGTTGTGTAAGACCCAAACCTAATTTTTTAGGAAAATTAATATTACTATTAGCATCAAGTGAAGCAATATTACTACTTATATACATTAATATAAAATTGCTACCATTATTATTAATAGTTTTTGTATATCCTGTAAATGGATCACTTAAATCTATTGGTAATAATCGACGATTATTAATAAATATATCATTTTCAATATTAAAATTTAGATTCTTTATTGATAAAATGTTAGTATTTTGAAAATTAACATTTTTGTTGAATACAACTTCGCCATTAAAAATAGATTCATTAACTACATTCAATGAATCAGTTTTTGTATTTTTAAAAATTTCTATATTACTTTCTACATTAATATTTTTAGCATTAAGTAAATTATTTACAGATAAATTATTATTAAATGAATAATTATTTCCTGTAAAACTACCTTCGTTTATTTGTGTAGCATTTAAAACTCCGATACCTGAATTTCTAATATATATATCATCGGTATTTTTATAAACTCCAGAAACATAATCTTTAATTAAAATATTTTCAAAAGCGACTAAACCTTTTACATCTAATCTTGCATAATCTTCGACATCTTTGTTATTTGTTTTATTATTTTGCATTGATTTTTGTTGATATATATATTTTGAACAAATATTTGTACCTATTCCTACATTATGATTGGCATCAATTGTCATTGCAGGTATATTACTTGCAACATTATATATAGGTACAGCATTATTTCCATATGAAGTATCTATACTTTCTGCTGATTTGCTTACATGAAATTCCAAAGGAACACCTCTTGTTGTAGAAATAATTGCTGGTGATTCTTTATATCCGCCAATAATACCGATACACATTCTTATAGGTTCATTATAATCATTATTAGTATCATTTCTAATTGAAATATGCATATTATCAAATTTGCTATTTGGTGTTGTAACTATGTTTAAAGGATTAGTATTATTATATGTATCTGTTTCACCCCCTAATGTTATGTATTCTGGTGTATATAAATTTTTAATAGTATAATTATTATAACTATTATAATTATTAGAAAAATCTGTATTGTAAATACTATATTTAAATGGTTGTAATAATGCCAACTCATTTGTTTTAATTATAAAATCTTTAACTAAATTACATGTAATCGGGTTAGTGTTATCTAATATAATATTGCTAATTTGCAGCCCTGAAGCTTTTATAATACCAGAACAATGTATATTTTTATCTACATATAAAGATGTATCATGTGTTAAATTAATGTTAGCATTATGTCTTGATGTATTTATAGCAACGCCATTGTCATTTACAATTAAATTCCATTTAGTATTTATTGTATCTGTCGTGTTTATATTATAAGTTTTTTCTCCTACAACTAAAAATTCTTTATGTTTTTCAAGATCTAATATGTTTAAATTTTTAGCTTCATCTTGGTCGTTAAGTTGCAACCCAATTGCTACCGAATCTATTTGGATAGAAGGGTTGTTTACATCATTAGATAGATAACTCATAAATTACCTTACTCTATTTAAAAGAAAAATACATTTTATATTTATATATATAAATATAAAAAATGATTTATTTATTATAATTAATATAAATCATAAAAATGAAAAGGATTGATAATATTCATAATAAAACTATGGAAATCTGTGCTGAAAATCAGCCTTATAATAATAAAAATATATTATTGCAAAAAGATGATTTGTATAAATTGCTAAATGATAATGGTTTAAAAGATATAGAAATTAAAAATATTAATTTATATCGTATAGCATTTGTACATAAATCATATTGTACTATGAAAAATATTGATTTTGATAAAAGTAATATTAATTGTCCGTCAGATTGTTTACCACTTCAAGATATGTCTTATGAAAGATTAGAATTTTTAGGTGATTCTCTACTTGGAATGATAATAACAAATTATTTATATATTAGATTTCCTGACCAAAATGAAGGATTTTTATCTAAAATAAGAACAAAGATAGTGAATGGAAAAATGCTAGGATATTTATCTGAAAAAATTGGTTTTTCCAAATTTGCTATAATTTCAAAACAAGTAGAAGATTCAGGAGGTAGAAATAATTATAAGATTATGGAAGATATTTTTGAAGCATTTTTAGGTGCTTTATATTTGGATTTTCAAACAGAAGATGACATAGTTACTCTTCCAAATAGTATTAAATTATCTCCTATTAGTGGTGGTGGATATTATGTAGTTGAAAGTTGGATTATTTATATTATTGAAAACTATTTAGATTTCTGTGAATTAATAAGAATTAAAAATAATTATAAGGATATGCTTGTATCTCATATGTTACATTATTTACAAGATGTACCACAATTTAAAGAATTAAATATTATTACAAAAGATAATATTAGAGTATTTACATATTGTATTAAAGATAAAAATGGTTCAATAATTGCAACATCAACAGGAAATACAAAAAAAGAAGCTGAAAATAACACATCAAAAGAAGCGTTATTGTATTATAAGGTAAATATTCAAGAATATAAATCGTCTATATAAGAAAAACTATACATTTTATATTATTATGGATGATAATTCAAATTTGAATATGAACATAACACATTTAGTTTTATCAGGTGGAGGTATGCACGGAGCAATGTTTATTGGTGCTTTGAGATATTTATATTTTAAAAATTTACATAAAAATATAACACATATAGCGGGATGTTCTATAGGTTCATTCGTTGGACTAATGTTTGCTTTTAGATTACAAATAGATGAAATGGAAACTATTATTTATAAAATAGCAGATGATACAGATATATGTAATGTTCCTATTAAAAATTATATCAAAATAATAACAGAATATGGAATATGCAATATTGAACATTTTATAATTCATCTAAAAAACTTCGTCAAATATAAATATCCTAATTTGAATGATAATGTAACATTTAAGGATATATCAAAGATATTTGGAATTAATTTATATATGTCTACAACAAATATAAATTCATGTAAAAATAAAATATTTTCAATTGAAAATACACCTGATATATGTGTTTTTGATGCGTGTTGTGCTTCGATGTGTATTCCCTTATTATTTAAACCAATTTATATCGATGATTACTATTATGACGGAGCACTTACTAATAATTTTCCAATATATATATTCGATGATGTTCCAAGTGATAATATAATAGGTATGATATTACATAAAGACGAAAAAAAAATGCAAAAAACGAAAACTATTAGTTTAATATATATATTAAAACAACTATTTAATATTTTAAATAAATTAAGAGTTAAAAATGTATTAATAGCACAAATTAATAATAGTAAAATAAAAAACTTTTACTATCCTAAGAATCTACCTTTAGATAATACTATAAATATTATTTTTTCAAGATTAGGTATGAAATTTGAACTTAAAAAAGAGCAAATAGATAGTATGGTATTTGCAGGTTTTGAAAGTATGTCTGAATATATGGAAGATAGATATTATAATTATATTAAAAATATAAATTTAGATATAATATTTTCAAATACTCGAACTATATAATTTTAATTTAATTTTATTATTAATATAATAAGGTTTTTTATTAATTATAATATTTTTTAATGGTTTTTTATCTGTAAACATATTATTAGGCAAACTTAATAACGTACTAATTAATGTATCTGATATAATATTTAAATATTTAGATTTTTGTTCTGTATTTTTATTTGTATAAAATGTATTCATAAGTTTTTTTTCAAAATTAAGAATAAAATTTGAAAAATTATCAGAAGGTATATTAATAGGTATATTTAATTTGTAGTCAATATTCAATTTTTTTAACCATGAACCTTTTATATTTTGATTTATAAATGCTGGTAATATTCGTAGATAATCATTTAAAATAGCATATGTGTTAACGTACTTAATATTTTTAGATAATCCAAAATCATATATATAAATAGAATATATAGATGATTTTAAATAATAGTTTTTTTTATTGATATTGTAATGATAATATTTATTATTATTATTTATATCATTATGCATATAATGATATAAAAAATTACCCCAATGACAATCTCTATGAACATATCCAAATTGTTGAAATGTTAATATAGATAACATTATTTGTGAAAATACATTATATAAGATTTCGTCATTCATTAAAAATTCTTTTCTTTTACATAAAGTTTTTAGATCTCCGTGAGCAAGTTCATTTAATAATATTATATATTTTTTTCTATTAATTATATCAGGTAAATTATTGTTAATATTATGGTTACAATTTATTATTTTATATGTAAGTATAAAATGTTTTGATAATTTTTTTTTTATTATTATATCTGTTATTTGTTTATTTAAATCACTTTCGTGTATATTTTTAACATCTTGAATCATTAATTTTGCGGCTATAGGACGTTTTCCTAATTCATTTTTAATTTTTGTGATATATATATATCCATATTTACTGGAACTTCCTATACGTTTATCAAGACTTATATTTTTAATAGTATAAATATATGATTTTGAATTATTTTCTTTAACAACATTTAGACATTCGTCATTTTTGAGTATAGATAATTTGTTAATTATATTATCATAATAAAATATTCTGTTTTCTAAATTATATTTTATGTTTTTATTTTTAAAATATTTTTTAATATTTTTAATACCAAAAATATCTTTATCTTTATATTTTTTTTTTTTAGAAATATATTTAGGTTTTATAGTATTAGAATTAGAAATATATTTAGAATTCATACTATTAGACAATTGACTTGATATATTACTTATATTTGTGTATGATTTATAAGAATTCATAATTTATACTTTCTATTATAAAGCAATATTCTAATATATTAGTATATTAGATTTATCAATGAATAATGATATAGAACCTTATATATTTGTAATTGATTTAGACGGAACTATAATTGGAAATTGTACATATCAGTGCGATATATATAATATTATGGAATTAATGAAATTATATAATAAAAAAGAATTAAATAAATATAAAATATTATGCGATAAATCATTAAATAATAGTTATAACAATAAATCACTTCTTATGAGACCGCATTTTTTCTATTTTATCCAATCTATGAAAAAAATATATCAAAGGTCTTATTTTTATATTTATACAGCTTCGGAAAAAAAATGGGCAAATAAAGAAATAGCAATAATTGAAAAAAATAATAATTTTAAATTTGACAGACCATTGTTTACGAGAGATAATTGTATTTTAGACAATGAAGGTAATATTAAAAAATCTATTGCTAAAATATTACCTCTTATAAAAAAAAATATAAAAACACCATCATCTTATGATATTAGAAAGCATCTTCTAATAATAGATAATAATCCTACATTTATAGATTATAAAGATAATTTATTAATATGTCCATCGTATAATTATATTAAATTTAATAATTTATTAGATATATTTTCAGAAGAAATAAATAATAACAATATTAAAAATTATATAAATAAATTAGCGAAAGAACAACGTATATGTAGAATATATGAAGGAGATGCGTATTTGGAAAAAATATATAAATGGTTGTATAAAAAGTGTAAAAAAATTAATAAATATAATTCTAAATATGTAAATGATACTTTTTGGAAAGACTTAGTAATATTGATAAAAAATTATAGTATTAAACATTATAATTCTAAAAATATAGAGATAATTCAAAAGAGTATTGCAAATACGTAATAAAGAAATAATAGTATAATAATTATATAATGATATATGTAAGTTTTGATATTGGTGTTAAAAATTTGGCATTATGTATAATTAATAAAGATGATTTGACAAATAAGCTTCAAATAATAGAATGGCGTATAATAGCTCTTGCAGAAAGCAAAAAAGAAATTAAAGGGATTGAAGATATTTCTGAAAGAATTTATATTGAGATGGATAATATAATAGGTGAACTTAAAGAGAATAATATAAATATTATAGATTATGTATTAATAGAAAATCAGCCTTCTAATTTAAACGGAATTATGAAAACTATACAGCATATTATATATGGGTATTTCAGTTTAATAAAATACTGGGATAAAGATGTTAATAATGTTATTTTAATAAATGCTTCTTTAAAAACTAAGCATCATAATTACATAATTAATATAGAAAAGAATAGTAATGATCCTAAAAATAAAAAGGGTTTTAGAAGGGAAAAATATAAGAGTAATAAATTAATGAGTATAGAATTATGTAAAGAGTATATTAAAGATGACGAAAGATTAAAAAATATTTTTAATAAGAATAATAAAAAAGATGATTTAAGTGACGCGTGTTTACAAGCTATTTCGTATATAAGAAGTACAAGCAAAGTTGATATTATAAATAATTATAATAAAATATATATGTGCGATAACTAAATAAACTTATAATATGCGTATTAATACCTATTAAAATATTATAATAGATATATAAACATTTAATATCAAAATAAATATATAATATGGCTTTAATATCTACTCTTAATAATCAAAATGATGATTTAATAGAGATAAATAAAGATAGTTTTAATAATAATCAATCTTTCAATTTTAATATACCTCGTGATATATCATCTAATAATTCTATAAATAATTCATTATTTAATAGAAAAAAAATTAGCGATGATGTAATATCATTATCGTCAGCAGGTTCTTCGCGCGCAAGTTCACCAGGAGGAAAACAGAATTATATAAAAAACATGGAAACTATTTATAAAAATAAAGACAAACTTGTAAATGTTAATAGATTAAATAATAATTATAAAAATAGAGATGTTATGTATTCAAAATCTAAAAGTAAAGGAAGTAATTATGGTAGTGTAAGTGGAGATAGCATTGTAAGCGGAGAAAGTAATGAAAGTGTAGAAAGTAATGAAAGTGGAGAAAGTAATGAAAGTGGAGAAAGTAATGAAAGTGGAGAAAGTGGAGAAAGTGGGGTAAGTGGAGCAAGTGGAAGTAGCGTTGCTAATAGTGAAAGAGAATACAAGGAATATGGTGAAAATAATAAAAAGGGTTCCAGGGAATACAATATTGAACAACAAAAATATTTAAGTCCAAAAGAGCTACTTAAATTAGAATTAAATGAAAAAAGAGAAATAATATATCAACTTGATAGATTAGAATCCAAAGGATTTAAAATACCTTTTAAATTCAATATGAATTCAGAAATTGAAGAAATGAGAATAGAATATAATAGAATAATAAGGGAAAAGGAACTTGATGGTAGTGTACGTTTTCAACAAAAAATGCTAATGGCATTTATATCTGGAACTGAATATTTAAATAGTAGATATGACCCTCTATCTATTCGCCTTGATGGATGGTCAGAGCAAGTTAACGAGAATATAAATGATTATGATGATATATTTGAAGAATTGCATTATAAGTACAAGGCAAGTGGTAAAAAAATGGCTCCTGAACTAAGGCTATTCCTCTCTTTGTCTGGAAGTGCTTTTATGTTTCATTTAACAAGTCGAATGTTTAAAGAGCAACCTCTTCCTGATATTGAAAATGTATTAAAATCAAATCCGGAATTAATGAAACAATTTCAAAATGCTGCTGCAAAACAATATATAATTGGTAATAGTGAACAACAAAATCCACAGATATCTCAAAACAGAGGTTCAGCAAATGAAGGGATGGGATTATTTAATATGGTAAGTAGTTTATTTGGTTCGTTAAATAGTGAACCGCCGCAATCAAGAATGCCAACATATCAACAATCACAGCAAATGCAAAATTCTCAGCAACAAAATGCTAAAAAATCTGTTGAAGATATTGATAATATTATAAGAAATGTTCATAATAAAATATCAATAGATGATAGTGAAACTAATATAGAGACATTATCTGTAAGCGATGAAGAAATTACTTCAATAATAGAAGATACAGCTGATATTCAAATATTAAAAGCGAGAGGAAGACCTAAAAAGGGTGCACGAACTTTAAATATTTAATTATAAAAAAATAAAATGTTTGTTAATTAATTTATGAACTTATTTATTTCTATTTTTTCTTAAATTTGTTATCTTTTTAGCTGATTTGTTGACAAAATTGGCAACATCTTTTACAGAACTTACTATTCTATCAGGAGTTCTTTTTAAAGATCTCATCGGATTACTTATAGTATCTTCAATTTCTTCTTCAAAGTCTTCAATTTTATTTAATAAATTACTTAAAGTGCTTAATAATATTGGTATTATTATTATAGTGAATAAGAGAGTTAAGAATAAGAATAAAGATATCATTGTACCTACTGATATAATATCTCTGCTTAAATCTTCCGAACATTTACATTTCTCGTTGGTTAAATATCTAACGTAATCAAAAGCATAATATATATATACTACAAACATTAAGAAGAATATAAAAGTTGCTATTGAAAGTAATTGAACAACTACATAACCCATGCTTTTAGCAATACTATTTAGCGATATAAATGCTGTTATTAAGAAATATGCTAAAGCGATTATAGTAAAATTTTTAATAAAATCTTTGTTAGGATGTTCTGAACATTCACATCCCATATTTTCTAATTTATAAATATAACTTAGAATTATTAACAATAATATTGCAAAAATTGCTTGGATTATTACACTACTATAAAAAGACAGGTCGTTATTACTTTCTCTCATTATACTATTTCTTGCTCTATACTATTATATAGAAATAATTTTTTTTTAATTTATAATTCAAAAATATTATATATTAAAAATTTTGTAGAATTATCAAAATTTTTAATATCAATTTTTTTAATTTTATTAATAATATCAGGATATTTTTTAATACATAATATTTTATATATTTGTTCCAATAATATATCTAATATATATTTATATACATCTGTGTTTATTATATTATTAATATGTTCACAAATATTATTTAATAATATTATTAAATAATCAGGCTTATATTTAACCCATACTTTATTCATATTATGAATACTTTTTTTCCATTTAATATAATCACAATATAAATCATATTCATCGTTGAGCAATAGTAGGTTATTTTCATATATATATGACGGCGGATTCCATTCTTTATTGACTAAATAATTATCCCAATACATATCGATCTTTGATGATAAAAAGTCTTTATCAAACAATTCTAAGATATTGCTATATATATTATCGTCGTTAGTTTTAATATAATTAATAATTATATTAAAAATTTCATCTAATTTATCATCAGTATTATTAATAATATCTTTTAGTTTTTCATATATAACATCTTTATTTTTATTAGATAATTTGTTAAGATATCCTATTAGACTTCTCTTTGTCTCCGAAGTTTTTGTAAATTCAGGAATAATTATGTGAACTCTATTTTTAATTTTTGGTTTATTATATTTATCTTTATTATTAAATATTTTTTTAGCCCATATCATTTTAGGATCATAATAAGAGTTAAAGCAATTATAATTGTTTTTAAGTTCGTCTGCTTTTTCTAAAATATGAGCGGGAATATCTATAATATTATTATACTTTTCTTTAAAAAGTTCTATATTTATTTTAACAATTTTTTCGCTCATTATATTTAAATATAATAAATAATCTTATATAGTTAGAGCTAGGCTTGTTATTATATCTTAAACATTTTCTCATTTAAAAATGCCAATATTATTATTTTACTCAAAATTGATGGGTTAAAAATGAGTACATAATTAAATTTTTTCTAAATTTTCTAAAGCTCTATATATTTTTACTAATTTTTTAATTATGTACTCATTTTTAATGTATAGAACCATATAAATAATATACATAAGGCAAAAACACATAATATTAGTAATATGTGTTCAATATTGAATAAATTAGAAGAGATATATTATAATAATTTAGTATATAGAACTATAATAGTATGCGATGACACAGATAAATATAAAAACTTTTTAAATATGAATAATTACGACGTATTTATAATAGATAATTATAATGATAATATAGAATATGAAGTTCTCGATGTTAGAATTTTACTAATAAATGCTAATAATTTGATAAGTTTCATTTCGTGTTATTATAATAATGAAAATACAAATATTCCTTTTTATTCGCATATAATTTTTGATACTTTTGAAAATACAAATAATAATTTAAAAAGACAATATAAAAAAATATCTAAAAACAATACACAATTAATTTAATTATTATCTAATAATATTTTAGAAGTTTATATATATGGTTAAATCAAAATCGACATACGCGTTTAATGATATAACTCTATTAATAGTTATTATAGTTGTTTTATTGATTTCTATATTTATGATTTCGTATTATATTAGCGGAAATAGTTTGATGGAGAATTTTACAGGAAATACGACAGGAAATAAATCAATCGAATATTATTATATGGAAGGATGTTCTCATTGTGAAAAATTTAATGATTCGGGAATTTGGGAAGAATTAAAAGAAACATTTGGAACAAAATTAAAATTTAATAAATATGAACATAAGGAACATTTTGATAGAGTTGCGAGATATAAAATTACTGGTTTCCCTACAATAATTATAACTAATAATAGTGATATTTATGAAGAATATAAAGGTAATAGAACAAAAGAAGATTTAGAAAAATTTATAAGAAGATATATATAAATAATAACAATTTATATTATTAAGAATAATACATAATAAAATATGGGTGCTGGATTAATGCAACTTGTATTAGTTGGTAAAATATCACAATTTATTACACAAAATCCGCAAATTAATTATTATAAATATTTACATAATAAACATACAAATTTCTCTATTGAACAAGTTACACTTACACCTGAAGGAAATGCTAATGCTGGTTTTATAAAAGGTGCTACGCTTAATTTTAAAATTGGTAGATATTCTGATTTTTTATCAAATTTATTTTTAACATTTAAAATACCTGACATATATTCTGATAATGAATATAGATTTAGATGGATACCTAATTTAGGTTATAATTATATAAAAGAGGCAAGAATTAAACTTGGAGGAGTGATAATTGAAACATTATATGGCGAATGGTTAAATATATGGGACGAATTAACTAATAAAGAAGGAATTAAAAATAATAAATTAATAGGTAACATTGATGAATTAGTTAATCCATTTAATTTTGTTCCAAAATATACTATAATAAATAACAGACTATTTAACATTACATATCCTATATCTGTATATAGTAATACTAATAATAATCCAAGTATTAAAGGAAGACAAATACAAGTACCTTTAAACTTTTGGTTTACAAAAAATCCTTCTTTAGCATTACCTTTATTGAAGTTACAAAATATAGAAATATTACTTGAAATAGATATTATAGATAGAGGTTTTAATGGATTATATCAAATATGGAGCGATATGTTAAACATGTATGTTAGCCCAGATTTATATGAATTAGTTCATTCCAAAAGAGTTAGTATAGTTGATTTTGTAAGTCCTATTGATGCTAAATTTGATGTTAGGAATGAAATATTATGTTCATATGTATTTTTAGATAGTATAGAAAGAAGTAAAATGTTACTAAATACTAATAATATAGATTATGTAATAAGTACTTCTAAAAGGACGCATTTTTTATTTGACGCTGTTGAAAAAAATAAAACTATAGAAATAACGAATGCTTCTCATCATATAAAAGAATTAATATGGATTGTTAGAAGAAGTGATGTGATTAATTATTTTAATGATTATATAAATTATACCGCTGTCCATGAATATACAGAAAATATGGGAATATTAGAAAATATAGAAATAAAATGGAATGGTATAATATCTCGCACGGATAATAATGCCGATTTTTATAATAATATTATACCATATAAATATCATACAAATATTCCACGTACTGGATTATATTGTTATTCCTTTTCATTATTTCCTGAAAAACAGATTAGCGCTGGTTCATATGATAATACTCGTGTAACAACATCATTATTTATAACAACAAAAGATAACATTGCTAATAATAGTAAAGTTAAATATATTCATACTTTATTGAATAATAAAGGTATTAATTATAGTAAATTAGGATTTGAAGTTGTAATTTATGCTTTAGATGTTAATATATTAACAATATCAAATGGTTCAGCTGCTTTTAAATATAGTTAAATTTTATTTTTATATTCTTTATTATTATAAGAATAATGGATTTATTTACTATTATAATTATTATAGTATTTATATTTATAATTAAATATTTGATAGATATTATAAATTCTTTAAGTAAAGAGGTAAGAGAAATCAAGGATAAATGTATAATTGAGAAAAATACTATGTTTGAAAAAAAAACAGATATAGCACCACCTATAAATACAGCTGATATAATAAAAGGGCTTACATATTTTAAAAATTATATAGATGAAAAGAATTAAGTAAATACATATAAATAATATAAGAGATTATAATTAAATATGCCTCGTAAAAATAAAAAGAATGATGATAAAACTATAATAGAAAAAAAAAAGGGTTTACTGAATACTATTGTAAAAGATGTTATTTTAGTTGAAAATGAAGATATTATATTACAATTGCCTATATCAGCAAACGATATAACTAAAATAAACATAAATGAAGAAACATTGGATATTCCTAAACCTTATGAGCCTGATTGTTATTATATAAGCGAATCAAGCTGCTATAATACAATTCAAGATAATTTTATTAATACCAAAGATAATAACATATATTATAATAGACAATCAAAAGAATATAAAGAAGGTAATATTGATAATTTAACATGTGGAGGTCTATATTATAAAGAAAAAAATGATAATGAAAATATTATTAAATCGTCGAATAATTGTTATTGGTGTTGTCACGATATTAAGGATAGAATATATGGGATGCCATATAAGTATAATATATCTTCAAATACTTATATATTGTTTGGAAATTTTTGCTCTTTTGAATGTGCTAACGCTTATAATTTTTCTTCACATTGTGGAAGTGACAAAGTATGGGAAATTAATAGTTTGATACAAATGTTAAGTAAACATTATGGTAATACAAAACCTATACGTCCTGCTCCTTCAAGATTTTTATTAAATATATTTAATGGACCTTTAACTATAGATGAATTTAGAAAAGGGCATTCTACAAATGATAAAACGCATTTACTCAACCTACCACCGATGATTTCAACAACATATAATTATGAAATAGTAAATACATCATATCTTAAAAATATTACTGATAATATGAATAATAAAAATGAGATAAAAAAATATAAAAAATGATATAAAAATATTATTATTATAATATTTGTGATATAAATGACATTAGTAGAAGATATATATTTTTCACCATATCGTGTTTCAACTATTACTTGCAACGCAAATATAGGAGAAAATATTAATTTAAATTTGAAAGTTTTATTTGATAATATTATCATTAGTAACAACAATAATAGTATTTTATGGGTTCAATATATTAAAGAAGGAGAAGAATTAACAAGAGGTGTATACCCTAAAAAAAAGAGAAAAAGTAAAAAAAATAAAATGAAAAAAAATAGGTTTGATAATCAAGTTACTATAATTTGTGAAAATAATGGTAATATGCCAAATATTAAAATATTTAAAAATGGAAATATTCAATTAACAGGTATAAAAAAGATCGAAGATACAGAATTTATTGTTAACAATATTATATATAATATTAAAAATATATATTATAATATTACTAAAGATATTATTAATAATATTGTAGATAATTATCAATTAAACTTAAAATATCAAAATTTCAAAATAAGAATGATTAATACAGATTTTAAACTATATTGCGATAGTAATTTAAGCATAGGTTTTGGTTTAAAAAGAAAGGAAATCCATAAATTATTAATTAGTGATTTATATAAAAATAAATGTTCTTTTCAACCAGGTATATATCAAGGTGTTAAATTAGAATATTTTTGGAATAAATGTAATCATCTAAAGAATGGTATATGTTCGTGTCCAAAGCATTGTTATGGAAAAGGAAAAGGTGAAAATATAAATGAATGCAAAAAAGTGACTGGAGCTTTATTTGAAAGTGGAAGTATTTTAATTACAGGTGGGGTATCATTTGAACAAGTTAATGAAACATATAATTATATTTGTAATTTTTTAAGAATTAACAAAGATATTGTTAAAAAAATACAACCTTCCGCTATTAGTCTTAATAACATTCAATAAGATATTATCTAAATATGACAACTAATATTATAATTATCCTCTATATTATTTGCTGTATATTTTTTATATTTACTTGTATTTATAGTATTGTTTCCTGGTCTATTACCTGAAGGTATGTGATGATCGGCATAAAAATGAGCAGCGTATGCTACAGCATCAGGTTCAGCAGGAGGATTTTTATAACTATTTCCCCAAGGTTTTTTATTGAATGAAACATCTCCAGTATATAAACCTGCGTTTTTTTGCTTTAGTTTTACAAAAATAGTATCAGTTTCTAAAAAAGCATATTCTAATTCTTTTATCATTATCCTATTATATTAAATAGATAATTTTATATAAGGATAGAACATTATATAATTAAATATTAATGGATACTAATACTAAATCGTCAAATAAAAAAGCTGATTTTCTAGAAGATGGTTTATTGAATGAAGAAATTAAAAATATTGTTCAAGAAATTATATTATATATGACAGAAAATAAAAAAAAATTTTCATCTCACGAAGATCTTTTGAATAAAATGAAACAAAGTATAATAGGTTTAACATTTTTTGAACAACGATATCCTATGTTATATGCGATGGTTACAAAAGAAGAGGGTTTTAATTACGAGAGCTTAGAATATTTTCTAAATATGAGAAATAAAATTATAAAAAATGAATTATCTGTAGATGAAGCATCTAAAAAAGTAGGTCAAGTATGGTTTGATAAATATTGCAAAAATCCTGAAAATAATAATATAGTAAATGATAAAAAATGATTATATAATAATAATTTATATTATTATTAATATAAATGAATATAGTAAATGAAAATAAAGGTAATATTAATAATTTAAAACCAATTATTAAATGGAGTGGTGGAAAAACAGATGAGATTAAAAAATTTATTTCATATATACCTGAAACATATTCTATATATTTAGAACCATTTATAGGTGGAGGTGCATTATATTTTCATTTAAATCCTGAAAGAGCAATTATAAATGATGTTCATAAAGAACTTATTGATTTTTATCAATCCATAAAAAATGGCGATGCGTGCGAAATTTATAATTTTATGAAAACCCATCCCAATGATGAAGAAACTTATTATAAGGTTCGCAAATATGATAATACTAATACATTAGATAATGCAAAACGATTTTATTATTTACGGAAAACATGTTATAGAGGTATGCTTAGATATAATAAAAATGGTGAATTTAATATACCATTTGGTAGATATAAAACGTATAATTTTGAAGAGATAAAAAATAAGGAATATGAAAATTTATTGAGAAAAACAGATATTTTTAATAATAGTTTTGAATCAATATTTGAAAATTATAATGATAGTAATAATTTTATGTTTTTAGATCCGCCATATGATAGTGAATTTACAGATTATGGTTATTGTACATTTGGTAAAGAAGAACATAAAAAATTAGCAAATTGTTTTAAAGAAACAAATATTAAATGTTTGATGATAATCGGAAAAACTCCTTTTATAGAAGAATTATATGGAGATTATATAGTGGACGAATATGAAAAAAAATATAGATTTAAGTTACATTCTGGAAGAGTAGGCGAAGAAATTAATAAGAAACATTTAATAATTAAGAATTATTAATTTATAAACATTTTATCAATATGTTTTCCGGATGTTATAAAGAATTTATAGTAATCTTCTTCGCTCCATTTAAAATTTAGTAATTTTAAGATATCTTCCATATGTTCTACCTTAATACCATTTTTTTCACAATTTTTAATATGGTTTAATCCTTTTTTAAGCAACTTTCTATTATAAATAGACCAATTAAATACACCTATATCGATAATGTATCCCGGATACTTAGGTATAATATAAGTTTCAAGTAATTCTTTAACTTTTTCAATAGTTGCGGGCAATTTTTCAGAATCTAATTCTATATTACCTTTTGCTTCACGATAATAAATTGTTTTATTTAATTCATCTTTCCAGAGTAAGTCTAAATCTTTCTTTTTCTTTGTTTCAAAATCAACACATTGAACTCCGCATGTAAGTAATTCTAAATTTTTAGAATTATTAATAATTTTTTTAATAATTTCTTCACCAAATTTTCCCATTTTTATAGAAATTGCTTGTCTGCTTGGTTCACTACCAAAAAGTAGATATTTAACTGAACCTGGTTCTGTCATAGTAATACCATCGTTTACTATTTTGTCAATATATTCTTCGTGTAATTCTTTTTCAAGTTGTTCGCTTGTTAACATTTGAATAGTTGTTATAATTAGAATAAATATAACTTATCAATTTTTATTTAGAAGTAATGAAATAGTTATAAATTATAATATATATTTAAATATATTAGATGTTAATTGAACTTTTTTTACTTTCTATTTTTATAGGAATTACAATCGGAATTATTGGAGGTGGGGGAGGTATTTTATTTATACCTTTATTAATGTATTATGATTTATCATATTATCAAGCTGTAGCTATATCACTCTTTTTAAATAGTATTCCAAATGCATTACCGGGATTATATTTATATTATCAAAAAGGCTATTTTAATTTTAAAATAGCAAGCGTTGTTGCTTGTGGATCTATATTAGGAATAATAATAGGGGCATATATTTTGACGAATAATTATATAAATATTAAAATAATATACAGAATATATACTTTTATATTATTATTAGTAACATTATATATGTTATATTATTATTGTTAATTTCATTATCTTTATAAAATACTAATTATTATTTACCACAAAAAATAAAAATTGATATAAACAATTAAATATATATATTTTTTAACAAACTATATAATATAATGAATTGCGAAGAGCAAATTTCTAATGTCCCCCAATCTCTTAAAGATTTAATTATAAATACTTATAATACATATGATTGTAATGCTACAAATGCTAACAATTTAATTTCTGTGCTAAAAAAATATCATTTTTGGCCAAATATTAAAGTAAAAAAATTTAAAAATAATGACGACCTTGTTCTTCTTCATAATAATTATAAAATGGGAAATAATGTTTCAGAATATAAGAAACTATATGAAGAATGCCGTAGTATAGTATTAGATTTTACCTTGTCTTCTAATAATAATATAGTTGTAACATATGCAAATTCTATTCCAAGTAGAATTAGTTATGATCAATATGTTAAAGACATATATAACGAAACAGATAAATATTATGAAGCATATGATGGTACTATAATTAATGTTTATTTTTATAAAGATAAATGGTATTTTGGAACTTCAAGTTGTCCAGATGCGAATAGTTCAAAATTCTCTCATCCTGTGTTGTCTCATGGAGCAATGTTTGATGAAGTGCTTTATAAAATGTATAGTAAAAATCCGGATATTTCGGCAAATTTGGTTGGAACATATGAAGAAATTTCTCAAAAACTTCGTGAAATGTTTGTTTCTAATTTAAATATAGAAAATGCGTATGAATTTGTTCTAATTCATTCAGATAATATACATATTATAGATTATTCAAGTATTTTAGGAAAAAATTATAAAGAAGTAGTTCATATTAATACTAAGAACAGAATTTCTTTAGAGGAATATGATATTAATAGCTCATCTATTCAAGAGTTGATTAATCTTGGTGTCAAATATCCATTGTTCTTTGAAAATATAGTTGGTGCTTATAATTATATTAATAATAATTTGAGTTATGGTATTATTATTAAAAAAAATACAGGTGAAGGATTGGCAAAACTATTTAAAATTTCTTCTGATTATATTAATCATAGAGAAGAAACAGACCCTTGTCATCCAAATATATGGATGAATATTTTGGAAGTATATATGAAAAATAAACAGAATTATACTATAAAAGATTATATTGCTACTTATAATCCTAATATTCAATTGCCTACCGATAATAATGGAAAGGAAATTGATCCAACTTATATTGTTCATACTATTATTTCAACTATTAAAGATAGTCTTTATAATTATTATAAATCAACAACAACATACAATCCTACATATAAAAGATATAAAATGAATAGAGAATTAGATAAACAATTTGCACCAATTATCCAATATCATTTGGCACAAATTAGAAATCTTCAAACAAATATCTTTAGTAAAAAACTTATTACTTGTTCAAATATTTATTATTATTTGTGTCAGTGTAACGATGTTAAAAATATTAAAACATTAATTCAATTCTTCGCATCTAATCCTATTAATGAAATGCAACCAAGAACTTCGATGTGTTTTGCTATAATGAATAATCTAATATCATAAGTTCTTATAAATCTATAAATCTAAAATATATTAATAATAATAGAAAGATTATAAAATATGTCAGGCTATTCAACGCAAGCATCGATATACTTGTTAATTACTATAATATTAACTATAGTATGTATATCACTTAATATATATGTTCAAGGTGTAGGATTATATTTAATATTATATATACTTTTTTTAATTATGATATTTATAACAGCATATAATATTACATGTTTAACAAAGGGAGAATGTCATACGTGGAGCTGGATAATATCTCTAATGTCTTTAATACCTATGATATTAGTAACTATTATGTTAATTATTTTAGCAATGACTAAACAATAAAAATAAATTTATTTATTTTTTATATTATAAAAATATTATAATTCTAACCAAATACAGATTCGCCATTATAATAAATATATAAAAATCCGTCCCCATGTTTCATTTCATGGTATATTCTTCCCATAGTGTCAGAAGTAGAAGGTAATATATTATTAATAAATATAAAAATTGCTTTATCTGGAGATAATCTTATTCTTTGTCTTATTATAGAAATAAATTGACCAATTGTTAAATCGCAAGGAACAAGATATTTTTTTTTATCTATATCATTTAAATTACATCCTTTTGCTTTTTCAACTATTACAGGTATTCTGTCAGGATATTTTTCTCTAATTCTATTTGTTTCTATCAATTTTCTTTCAAAGTCACTATTCATATAATCTATAAATATATTATATATTATATATTTACTCTAATATATAATTTTATTTGTATTTTCAAACCAATTTTTAAAAATTTCTTTAGCATTTTTATTATCGTACGATACCATTGGGATTTTTCTATCTCCAATCTCTTTTTTTATTTCTTCATATATAAATTGATCATCAAATCCAATATTTGCGGCATCTTCTCTTCTATTAGCATAGTGAATTTTTTCTAATCTTGCCCAATAACATGCCGATAAACACATGGGACAAGGTTCGCAGCTTGTATAAATAGTACATCCTTCTAAATTAAAATTATTTATATTTGCACATGCTCTTCTAATAGCTACTATTTCTGCGTGTGCGGTAGGATCATTTATTAATGTAACTTCATTATGACCTTCTCCAATTATATTTCCATTTTTATCTACTATTACAGCACCAAATGGACCTCCTGTACTAATTGCTGATAATTGAATTGCTCTATCCATAATTATATATATAATGCAATATATTTTTATATAATTATATTAGTTTGTAGCTACATCTTCAATTACCCAATTATCAATACAATTTGATAAATTTATAGCATTATTATTATCGTCGCATATTGGTTTGTCTTTTATTTCTGTACCTCCAAAAATTATAATAGGTGTTTCATTATTCAAATTAATAAATCTAACAATATTAGCAAACATAATCAATATTACTTTAAATATATATAAATAATATATATTTATATATATTTATATATTTTATTAAATGATATCAATCGATATAATGGGTGGTTTAGGAAATCAATTATTTCAAATAATGACAGCAATGGCATATTCTAAAAAATATGAAAATCCATTAATAATAGAAAGAAAAACATATAGTCCTGGTTGCACTTTCAGAAATGTTTATTGGAATAATTTTTTAAGTAATTTAGAAAAGTATTTAATTAATTATCCTATAAATTTATCTGTATATGAAGAAAAATCAATGTTATATAATGAATTACCTAATATTTCAAGAACAGAAAATATTAAATTATCAGGATATTTTCAATCTTATAAATATTTTGATTCTTATAAAAACGAGATATTAAAAGAGATTGATTATGATAATATAAAAAATAATTTAATAGATAAATTAAAAACAAATGTAAATTATGGAGAAATGATTTCATTACATTTTAGAATTGGTGATATTATTAAAGTTCATAATGTTAATAATATTATAATTCCATTAGATTATTATATAAATGCTATTAAATATATTGAGACAAAAACAAATAATTTTAATGCTAAATTTCTCTATTTTTGCGAAGAAGAAGATAATGATATTGTATTAAATACATATATTAATCCTTTAAAGAAGCTTTTCCCAAATAGTTCATATTATAAGGCAGGGGATAACATAGAAGATTGGGAACAATTGGTATTAATGAGCTTATGTGAGCATCATATTATAGCAAATAGTTCTTTCAGTTGGTGGGGTGCATATTTATCAACTTATAATGTTAATAAAATAGTTTGTTATCCTGATAAATGGCATCATTCTAATTTAATAACATATAGTACTATTGATTTATTTCCTGTAGATTGGATTGTATGTAAAACACAACACGAATCTATTCCATACTTATTAGAAAATGTTTACTATATTAATTTAAAAGATTGTGAAGATAGAAGAATAAATACTGAGAATGAGCTAAAAACGATGAATTGGAAATATGAAAGATTTGAAGCATTTAAAGCAGATGATGGAAGATTAGGATGTTGTATTAGTCATTTAAAGGTTATAGAAATGGCTAAGGAAAAAAATTTAGATTATGTTGTAGTTGTTGAAGATGACATATTATTTACAAAACCAGATAAATATAATAATATGCTCAAAGATTTTAAAAATTATATTAAATTAAATAATATGACATTTGATGTTTTATTATTTGCAGCTTCACTTAGTACTAATGGTGTAAAACCAATTACTAATAATATTTATAAAGCAAATGTGTGTCATACAACAACAGGTTATATAGTTAATAAACATTATTATGATAAATTAATAGATAATTTTAAAGAAGCTGTTGGATTATTAATAAATAATGGTGAAACTGATATTGGATGTATAGATGTTAATTGGGTAAAATTACAAAAAAGAGATAATTGGTATATATTATTTCCACGAACAGTCAATCAAAGGCCTATGTATAGTACTATTCAAAAAAATAATGTAGATTATTCATCTATGCTTTTAGATAAATAAATTAAAAATAAATATATAAAATTGATGATTAATAAGATTAATAGTATATTGTTATGTGCAATTGTAACAAAACAATCCATTTCAGAAATACCTGTTGGATTAAAACAGATGGGTATAAAAATTGTCCAATGCTTTATTACAATACGTTATTAAGAATTTTTGAAGATTATAAGTTAAATAACAAAATATATAATAAAGGTTTTGATAGTATCAAAGAATATATTATGGATACTTGTAATTTTAATCACAACGATTGGAAACACATATCAGAACTTTATTATAATAGCTATAATAGTATATATAATAAAAAACTATTAATTCAAAATAATGTTCCTTTTCAATATACTCCTGAATGTTCTAATATTCAGTAATTATGGTTACATTAAATATATATAAAATATAAATATAAATATAAATATAATGGCGCATCTTTTTACAAATCATGATAAATATCATATACATAAAACATTAGGAATTTTAGCAGTTATTAATTTTATTTTACGTTTTTATTACGCTATAGTATATGGCACTTCATTTCCTTCTTTTGAAAATAAATTGTTTTCATGTTCTTCTGTATTAATTCATGCTATATTACCAATTGCTTCTTTATCAATACATTTGCCTGAAAAAAGAAATTTTACAAGTCCGATGATATGGCGTGAATTTAGGTTACATTCTATATTATTTTCTTGTAGGCATGTTATTTTAACTATAATAACATTACTTGAATTGTGGCCTACCCAATTAGATTATTTTAAAAATAAATATTTATATGCTTTATTATCCGAGTCTTTTATAAAATATATATTTGTAGTAAGTTGTATTAAAATAGCAAGTATAATAACGGCAAAATACGGAGATGTTGAAAAAAGGACTACTAATGCTATGCCTTATCCTGATAATTTAAATGATTATGAAATAAGAAAAATAAAATTAGAATATGCTAAAAAACAATTTGGTGCAACAATAATGGCTGTATTTTCTGGAGATCTTTCACCAACATTAAATTTTGCTCCTTTATACGCCATACAATCAGCAGCGTTTATGATGACGCTTGTTAGAAAAGGTAAATGTAACTCATCGCATTATCATATAGTATATGCTTTTACTTTAATATATCCATTATATCTTTATCACGTAATTTTAAGAAGATTTTATTCACATTTTGCCGATTTTGCAATATGTTATTTGTATATTTTTGCTTATAATATGCGTATAAAACAAGGGTGGGATAATAAAAAAATATGGGCAATAGTTGTTCCAGGAGTAGTTTTTTCTTTAAATATACTTCCTAATATAGAATACAGGCTAATTATAGAGAATAATATAACATTTTTTATTCGTTATTTATGCAGTATTTACTTAATATATAATGAATTTATATATGATTATAGAACTTATAGACCATTATTTTTATTTAGTTGATTATTATACTTCGTATTTAGATATAGTATTAACATATTTCTTTCTTCAATCGTAAGACATCCTATATATCTATTTATTTGACTATTACAATTATCATTATTATTTATTATTAATGATAATAAATATATATATTTTTTCTCTTTAAGACAAAATGCTTTAATTCTTCTTAATCTTTTGTAATATATTTTAGATATACCATATATAACAGGGCAATAATCATTAATAAAATACTGAATATTTTCTTTTATATCTATTAAATTATTATGTATATTAAACAACTCTTGTTTAACACTTTCATAATTACGAATATCTTCAAGTAATTCTTTTACCATATGCTATAATAAAAAATTAGCATATATTTACATCATTTTTTGTAAAATTATAAAACGAGTACATAATTAATTCATTTTACAATTTTACAAAAGTTTATAAATATTTTATAAATATATATAATTATGTACTCATTTAATATTGTTTAGTTTAAAATATTTATGAAAAATAATATTATAAGTAATGTCATATAACTATAAAGTACCTTAAATAAAGAACTATGACCAAGTTAAAAAGGAACTTCTTGAGGAATGAAATATAAAACAAAAAGCCTGCGAAAAGTATGACGAACTTGTATATGTTATTACAAAAGGACTTATTAAATTATGTGCTTTGTTGCTATTGTGTAAAGAGTGGTTGTGTAATGGTAATCTAAACGAGTATTGGCAAAGAGTAAGGTTTTATCTTGCACTTGGTATAACTTTTTTGCGGTGGTAAATATAAATAATTAAATAAAATATTAGTAAAAACAATAATACGTATGCTTAATATATTTGATTATTAATTTCTTCTGCATAATGTTTAAACATATCTATAAATTCGTCTTTTGTAATATGCTCATCTCTATTTTTCCATAACCATTGATATAATTTATTATAATTATTGAAATGTATTGCTGGCTTAATATATTGATAGTAAGCTTCTTCATCATCATCTTCTATTTTGATACAATAAGGAGGTAAATAATTATGTAATAATTTTCCATCATTGAATAATTTAAATATTCTAACTAACATAGTATAAGATGCTAAATCAGCTGATTCTGTAGAAAAAATACCTGTAGGTTCAATATCTGCTGGTATAGTACATATATCATATACCTTATATTTCTTACTACCTATCTTACGTGATAGATATATATTATAAAAATTTAATGTATCAATACCATTAAATGAAATATCGGCATTACTGTTATCAACCGCAAATAATTCATAATTTATTTTTAACATAGTATCATTTCTATGTTTTATGAAAACCGGTGTTTCTATATTTGGGTCTATTATTCGCATAACTTTCATTAATTCTTCTATATGTTCGTCTGTATATCTTGCTTTAGTTACAGGATTTACAAAATACTTTTTCTCATTTATGCATTCTATTAAATAATTATAGAGCTTGGGAGCATATATACATTCTGTTCTATATTTTGTAGTTCCAGGAATATAAACCTTTAGTCTTACCATTAGTTGTAATTTTGCCAAAGGATAATTTTCATCATCTAATTCTTCATTCGTCAATATATCTATACTTTCGCTACATTTATCTGCTAATGCTGAATAATCATATAACACATTATCAACTATTTCTTTTTTAGTCATATGAAGCAATTCATTATCTTTAATTATTATTTTTGATGCTCTTGGTGGTGATGATGAAATGCCAAAATATTTTTTAAGCTCTAAATAAGACATGTTTTTAATTTTATTATATTCTTGAATAGCAGATAAAGCTTTTTCATATTTTTTTTTAAATTTTTTTACAACGAAATCTTTAATGTGTATAGGGTCTATTTCTTTACCTATAGTATGTTCTTTTCCCCAAGGTAAAGTTATTATAGGTTTTTCTGGAGGCTTAGGAATACTACCCTTTTTTGTTGTTTCGTATAATGTTAATCTATCATGATATTTTTTCCATTGAGTTTCATATTTATCTTTCTCTTTTTTAAATTTTTTATATTCAGCATTATTTAAATAGTTTAATTTTTCTTTAGATTTAAAAGTTGTTAAATCGATTAATTGTGAATATATAGGTTTTTTAATTTCTTGTAATTTCTTTTCATATATTTCAAAATAGTCATCGAGTGGATCTTTAATAGGTAAATATTTTTTATCCTCAATATTTTCTATTAAACCAGAATCGGGATTATAAATATCATCTATATCTTTATATATTAACATATGATTATCATATATTTCTAATGCGTCAATAATCCATTGTGGAGTATTTGATGTACTATTTAATTTAATAAAATAGTCTATAATAGTTTCACCATTCGATAACATATTATATTTTAAAAAATATTTAAATATATTAATGTTAACATTTTCATCATCTATCTTTTTTATTATATTATCAAATCCATATTCACCTATATAATCTTTGTATAATAATGATACAATTAATGAATTATTATAATCACCGAATAACTTTTTAATATTATCTAAATTTTTTGTTCTACTATTATTAGTAAATCTATTTCTGAGTAATTCTATTTCTGTTTCAAAAATAGTTTGTCTATAATATATTCCATTTATATCTTCAGTAAGGAGGATATCACAAATAATTAGATTTTTATTATTATATTTAAATAATGTCGGATATAATTTAACATCTAAATCTGGTACTTCTTTTTTAAGATATTTATAATAATTTAAATCAATATCGCCAAATAATACATGATAATCCATATATCAAACACTATTCTAATATATTTATATATTAGAATAAAAAAAAATATTATTTGTTCTATATATTATTCATAATATATTTTTAATTATAATGATAATTATTAATTTCTTCGGCATAATGTTTAAACATTTTTATAAATTCTTCTTTTGTTCTTAAGAAATCATCATCATATATCCAATCATCTATATTTTTATATTTATTAAAATGTATTTGTGGTTTTATATATTGTAATGTTTCTAAACTCCAATTAACAACAATATAATAAGGTGGAATATAAGTATGTAATAATTTTCCTTCATTAAATAATTTAGTTATTCTAAATAACATAGTATTAGATGTTAAATCTGTTGATTCTGAAGCAAAAGAACCTGTTGGTTCAATATCAGCAGGTATTATACATATATCATATACCTTATATTCCTTACTACCTACCTTACGCGATAGATATATATTATAAAATCTTAAATTAGTTCCTAAAGATTTGTCAAAATATATGCCCCTATTATTATTAATTTCAATTAAGTTATATTTTATTTTTAACATAGTATCATTTCTATGTTTTATAAAAACAGGTTTTTCTATATTTGGGTCTATTATTCTCATAACTTTCATTAACTCTTCTATATGTGCATCTGTGTATCTTGATTTAGTTACAGGATTTATAAAATACTTTTTCTCATTTATACATTCTATTAAATAATTATAGAGCTTAGGAGCATATATACATTCTGTTCTATATTTTGTAGTTCCAGGAATATAAACCTTTAGTCTTACCATTAGTTGT